TCGAGTTCAAGAATCTTTGACAAGGCGGGATGGTTCGAGGTTGTTCCAAAACCAGCGAACGCGAACTCATTGTCAAGAAAAGAAATCTCATCTTCAGAGAGGGAATATCGTCGATACAAATCAGCGGAATGTACGGAAAAAGATTCCCCCGGCGCATCAAAATCGAGTTTCCATTGGTGCTCTTTATGGATAATGCTCACTGCGTTCTCATTAACAGCAGCATTCTCGACAACCGATTTCATACGGTGGATGAGACGAAAATGAGCCCGAGGGTACAATCCTTGAAGCAACGCCTTCTGGAAAGATTCCCCACGAGCCCGCAAACTTCCTCTTCCGGGCAGGTCTCCACGACACGTTCCGGTGGCGCGAAGCAAAACCCCAAGATTAAGCAGTGGTCTCCAGAAACCATCGGTATCTCGAACAGGTGAATGTTTGAGAAACTGAATGTCCTCAGGGATACGACAATGCTCAACAGTCACAAAATAACCAGCACGCCCAGCTGCCTGAATGATATCAGAGGGAAAGACAGCCCCTTGTTGTCCAAGGGACAATGCAATCAACATGTTGGCAAGATTGTTAATGGAAGTGGTCATAGTTGAACCGGACAGAAGTCGAGTACTCAAAGGTTTGAGGTCAACTCTCTCTGTCTTGTTCTCGGGATTGTAAATCCGATATTTTCGCCGACATTGTCGAACAAGTGTCAGCGCATCCCCTTGCAGGCTGTCAGGGAAGAGAGCCTGATAGGCCTCAAACACGGCTTCACCGTGTGACCCATCACAACAGGAGATGTCAATGTTATAGGTGATGACACGACCATTGTGCCGAACACTATAACAGGAATCATCGGAAAAGATGGCGAAAAACGCGCGTTCTGGTGGATCAATAAGATTAGCAAAAACCTCAGCAATAACAGAGGGAGTGCTTTTCTTAACCACTTGAATGCGCAACCCATTCAAAACAATCACCGTCGAGGACTGAGCAACCTTGAGCATCTCAGTGATCCTGAAACCTGCCAAACTAGCGGGACATCCAAGATCACCAATCATGCGAATTAACTTGTTAGGAGGAAGGATTTCGTCAGTCTTTAATTTGTAATTCACTTTAGACCGTGTAACCCAGTCTTGATCGAAACCGGATCCAAGCAATTCATCCCAGGCAGCAATCCTGAGATTCTTCTTTGGATGTGGATCGTCATGGTGGTACGCGGCCTCTGTGACGGCATCTGTGTAGTCATCAAAGTATCTGGCATATTCTGTTTGGAGGAAGATAATAAATGCCCAATTATCCTCAACAAACAGTCGTTGGTAGTGTTGGAAAAGAACATCAACACCAGGGTAATCTGGCTTTCTGACACCTGAAAGACGACGAAAACCCAATCTCAAACTAGCAGCGGAATTCGAAGAAATAATCCCATTATGAGAAACTGCTGGGCCAAAGACGGTGCGATAACGACCGTCAACTTTGAAGGGGCAATCAGTTTGCGGAAACACAATCTCCCCACCAATAAAGAATTCCTGGCCTCGGGTACACTTGAAGCCAAGATTATATTGGAACGGTTTGTCAGAAGAATTAGCTTGTGTGCGAACACGGAAGGGCTCAATCTCACAAATGCACATAGGTGGAGAGCCCCTCAACGAAAATTCAGAGAATCGTTACTAACAATGGTGGCATCCATCATAGCGCTCTTAAGCACCGTGATATTAACAACTGCCATCATCGAATACACATAAGCTGAGGGATCGACAGCTAAATAGTTATGTTGTTCGTTCAATCGCGTAGCGGCAATAGACACAATGTTCTTAATAGAAGTCTGCATCTTGCCATTATTATAGGCGAGCCTCTTGTTAAGATCAGGATCGCTTATAAGATCACTAACAAGATTTTTGAACACAACAGCCTCAACCTTGTTACCGTACCCAACTCTTCGATAAAAATCGACATGGACACGGTTTTGAGAGGATGAGAACATGAACCAGTCAGCAAAAAAGTAATACCTCCTGCGAAAGGATTCCGTGGCAGCAGGGGCATTAGTGAAAGAATGAGTGAGTCCCGATCCAACAGTCGACTCCTCAAAGGAGAAAAGCCGGTTGGCGACCCTGGCCCAAAAGCCAGGTCGACCGGCACCTTCAAGATACACTGTTGTGGTGACTCTCTCAAACTGACCACCAGTCTCAACAAGTGAAACTGGGGGGTTGTCAATTCGTTTCTGGACCGAACGGCGAGAGAAGATTTTCAAAAAATCACGAAACCTCTGTTTATTTTTGTTTTTTGTTTTGTTTTTTGTAACAGGGGTCCATTCTTTTTGATCATCAACCTCAGTATCATTACCATCAGGATGAAGTTCTCCATGCTTGCCTTCCAATACGAATTTTTCATCATACACTGACTCCAAATCGGATTCAGTGCTGGGAGCATCGTATTTACATTCAAGCATTGGCCCGTGATAACCAGCGTCGTACCATTGCGGGTCTCGATCTGGTTGTTCTTTCAAGGGCTTCCAAATGTAGTGAAGTGTGGGGAACCAAGGTGTTTCATCCTCGACCTCAAAAGTATCAAAAACGTCAATAACAGGTGCCTGTTCCATAAACAAAGGAGGATCAGGAAGTTCCTGTCTATGACGGAGCATTGGAGGTCTGAAGGGAATGACGGCTGACTCGTCGTCCGAACATTTCTGGTCAAAGTTGTCCTCTAACCATTCGCCAACATTACCCTCTAAAAAGGACTGATAATCCAAAACAGGGGGATCTTCGCTGACGACAGGAGCCCAACGCTTCTTAGGTCGGGAACATTTAGTAGGACGGACGAAGTGATCCTCAACAGAATCATCGTCGTCGGTATTATAACCAGAAAGGTCATTATTAGTGGTAGGAGTTTCAAAGTGCACAACATCTTGGACCTGGTGGATGACAGGTGAGCTCGAGAATTCTCGGTCGCAGTTAGCGTAATCATTGCCATACCAGTTCTTGATGTCGTCATCCCTAGCGTTATCAGCCTCGTACTTCTGGAACTGATCCTCCCGCTGCTCAATAAGAGCGAGTGTAGCGGGAGACCCTAGGGTCTGTGTCTCGTCGTGGGCGTGAGCTATCTCCCCACACCCGTTTAGAATAGTGTCAAAGGAACAGAGTTGCCACTCCACAGTTGTTCGCCTGCGGGGTTGCTTTTCAATCTTGCGTCGACGTGCTCCTGTCAATGCCTTTCCTTTGCGCTTCTTATGATAATGTCCGGCCACTATACAATTAATGGCCTGACTACACTCAGTGACGGGTCCCTCTCCCGGAAAACCGAGCGTCGAGTCAAAGTGCTTATTCTTTTTGACTCTTTTCTTAAAACGGGGACGTCGCCGCCCCCGAGTTCTTCTAGCAACATCCTTAGGATGATGCTGCCAACGTCCAAGCCCAATGGACGGTTTTTCCACCGTTGCCTCTTTAAGGTCCAAGGCAGAGACCGAAAAATGATTGGTAGTAACAAATAGATGCGTTGTTAACGCGGTGCCACGAGGTTTTTTACTTCTGCCACAAAGAAGTTGTCAGTGGATCCGGATTCGCTAAAAGGGAGGGTGTACGGTGTGACGACCCCGAGTCCCCCCCCAGTAGTATCCCACTCCGGCCTGACCACGGCTCACTCGCTGTATCTGAAGTCAAATCCTCCCCCACGTCGATTGTGGAGTTTTCATCGGAGATGCTCTACACCACCCATGTGTCCGCCAGCTCCCTTAGGGTGCTCGACGTTAAGACTGCTTGATAAGTGATATAGCACACCTCTTCAGAAGAAAGAGACTCTCGAAAGCCGACAGCTAATGAGAACGTGCCGAACAGTTTTTGATCGAAAAACTGACAAAAGCCAATTGCCAAAACTAGGGATAGAGGGCCCTCTATCCAGCACCTTGTGTCTTGAATGTGAAGTATTTGATTACTTATTGTGATGTGAATGTATGTGTGATGGTGTGAGTATTTATGTGAATTGTATCCCTCGAACAAGGGCCAATTACAATAACGTGAATAATAATTCAGACGCACCGACGATGAGATCGGTGACGGCTTTATTATCAACCCAATATGCGATGTCTGTTGGCTCCAACAAATGAAGGAGCCAATGGGCGATGGTTGTTAGACTACTAGATGGAGCAGCGCTCGTGGGCAAATTGACCGCGAACTTCACTGCATGATCAGTGCCTCCAATATTGAGACCAATATCGTAGTCCTGATCGCCCAATGTGGTACTGGTGCACAAAGCCGCCTCAACTTTGTACAAACCGGGCTGAAGAGTATAAATACTCTTCTGGTCGACATCGACCAAATCAACGTTATTGTAGTCAATATCTCCAACGATATTGGCTCGGGTTCCTCCTGTAACACCAAAAGGAAAGTTAGGGTCCAGACCGATGCAAGCAACCTTGGCACTAACAACAGGCTCCGCTGTTGAATTAAGTTGTGGAGTGAACAATGAAATATCATAATCCACCCACAACTTCCCGACAGTGCCAAGAAAGGTTGTTTCATGACCAATATAAAACTTCCCTGCATCGTAAAGATGGCTATCACCAGAAGTCACCTGAGCACGCACAAACTTGCGCGCTCCAGTGCTCATGAGAGCTTTGGGATCAAGTTTGCAATGCACATCACGCCAAATGGTGGATGAAACTGCATCTTGATATGCCATCATATCTTGCTCAATGGAAGGAGGGGCATCACTCACACTATAATCTGGTGCGAGCACGACAACGCCTCCCTGGGTTGTAGCTGTCCGAGTCTGGAACTCAACCTTCATTCGATTAATCCGATACTCTTGAAAACGACCAGCAATTCCAGACAACCATGGGAACAAATCTTTAATTCCTGGGTTGATGTTATATCCCAGGACATGAAAGGCAGCACCGCCAATGACATCCTGAAACATTTCGCGGTGGCGTATTCGAACGCCACCACCCTGGAGGTTGGTAATGTTAGCTGATCGAAAGCGAGTAATCCGACCAAAAGCTGTGGGAGCGAATGCGACGTCCCCAGCTTTTCGATTTTTTCGACGATTCCGTCGTCGAACACGGGTTCTTCGTGATTTTTTAGGGACTTAAGAAATTTAAGCAACTGGTAAAGTCAATCCAGTCGCCGAGAATAAACGGGCAAAGATTTCTTGTCGATGAAAAGTCCTAAAAAGGAAAGTCGCCTGAGCACTTTCTTGGATTCAGTAATGGTTGAACGCACACTACATGCCAACGTAGTGTGGGTTGTCCATCCCATTCCAAGCCTCAGGTGTTTCACACTCGGCAATGTGAAACAGTGTTTACCGTCAATAGACGCCCCCTCTCCTCCAAAGCTGGCCGGACGGGGGTAGATGTTTTCGCACATCCCTCGCACTCACGCGGTCGGAAGCGGAAAAGACG